TTTTGTAATTGTTTATTGGTTTTGCTTAAGGCCTTTGAAGCCTTGTTATTTGCAATAATATCAATTTCATATCTACTAGTGCCGCTCATTGTATTGTTATCCTTTTATTTTTGTTTAGTCTTTCTTAGTGCTGGTTCAACAATACCTCTGGGTGCTTGTCTGCTTGTAGGTCTTCCTTCACTGCCGTCCAAGATACTTGCGTATCCAACACTGTTGTCAAGTATCTTTTTTCTACTTGCACGGTCATTGATTTTTAATTTGTTTAACTGGCGCCACTTTCTACGGGCCGCACCAGTATCTATTGGCGTTGATGTGCGTAGGTTCTTTTCAAGGTCATTAACATAGTTGCCCCAATCAGCGTTAACTTGATTAAGAATGCCTTTGTAAACGCTTTTACTACTTTTACCTCTTAACATCACTACTTCCCTTTATTGGCGGCCTTTTGAGCGTTATTTCTATACTCATAGTATTTAGCCCACCCTTCTAATTCTAAATGTGACACATTCTGCATCACCCACTCAACGCTTTGACCTAAACTTTCTGCTACTTTGAAAATAAACAGTAACTCTAGATCTTCACTTAGTTTCCCAGGCTATTCTTTGCCTCTTCTTTAGCACTCTGCATAGCACCTACTACACGGATAATAACTTCTGGATCTACTTCTCTCATCAGTACAACTTTATCTGCACCTGAGAATATTCTTTTAGAATCCTTATCAAGTGATTTTTCCAGTAGAGTTTCCACTAGAGCTTCTACCGTTTCACCTTTTGAGTGTAATTCAAGTATCTTCTTTTCACTTGCAAATGTTGTTGCAGTTCTGAAATAGATTGTTGTGTCCCATTCTGGAACTTCAACACTTTTTAATTCTCCTGATAATGCACTTTTGAAATGTGCTGTTGCATTACCTAATACGCTTTTGTTTTCTTTGCTCATAATATATCTTCCTTGTTTTGTGTGTGATTAATATCACGGTTGTGTTAGCCTCTTAATAGGGGTACTAACTTTGTAATATTATGGGCCCGTTAAGACCCATAATAAAAGTTTTACTTAAACAGTAAGTCTGTAACTAATGATCCAGTACCTGTAAGACTTAAACTTACAGTTTGAACATCACCTAATGCAACATTATTGTCAATTGATGTAACTATTGCGTTGCCAGTGAAACTCATAGTTCCAGCTGCAACTGGGTAAAATACCACTGCTACTTCTGTACCTACAACTATTTCATTCATAGCCTGAGTTGCTGTATCATCAGTGAAGTTAGCGTCTGCTGAACCTTCCCATGATCTTAAACCAGCTTTATAGTCTTTCCAATCAACACCCATGTATGCACACTCTAGCGTTTCCGCTGACTGTGTTACATTCCATGCTGTTAACATTGCAACATTTGTGCCTCCTACTGAGAGAGCACCATCTTTTCCTGCGTAACATGTCATAATAATATCTTCCTTATGTATTATTTAATTGATAACAGTATTCTGTTGTGAATACCATCCTGCAACTGGCAAAAGGTGCACTTTCACCGGTTGTCACAGTCTCTACTCTTGAGAGCCTAATATCTTGTACAGTATCAGTTAATGTACGGTCTGCCATTAGTGTATTTTCAATAGCTTCCACAGCAATATTACGCTGTGTATCTCTTTCTCTTCCACCAACAACAAGCACTACCGCAATTTCCAATTCACCCATACGCTCTAACCCAGTTGCTCCCATAGTCATTGTAATATCAACTATTTCTTCATCTGTGGTTTCAATGTATACGGCTGGAAATGCTGTTGCGGCTAATTCCTCAATCACTATAGGATCTCTTTGAACTTTGCCTAGTCTTACACTGCGTTGAGCTTTTAACAACTCAACTACTTTTACTAGTATATCTTCTCTGCGTGCCATTATCTATACAACCTAGTTTGACTTACTTGTCTGACATCTCTGTTTTGGTCAATTGAACCATCACCTTCAAAGTCATATTGTATACCTACACCAAATTGTAGTTCCCATTCTTCATTATAGCGTTCTTTGTAAAACTCTATTTGTTCTCTAAACGGGTCACCCTCTGGTCTAAATGTACTAAGTCTTGGTAGTATATAAGCATACATAGTATGATACACTGTAGTTTTAGTCCACTGTGCTTCAACTAACTTACTACTATCAAATTCAGTTCTGCTATAGAATTTGTTCCACCACTTGAATTGAATCATGTTAGTAACATCAGTCTGTGCCTTGGCCAGTTCTTCTGTCCAATCATCAACACCTTGTTTGAACACTTCTGGTGCATATTCTTCTAAATCTGTATTTGTAGCAAATGCCATTTAACTTCTCCTGTATTAGTTTGTTACAGGGCGTAGAGCCCTGTAACTAATGTCTAATAATATTAGACTGCGTCCTGTACAATTACACCGCGTGATGCATCAATAACTGCAACTTGAAATGCTAGACTAGAAACTATATCTGTTCCTACTGCACTTGCCCGTCTGTCAGATTCTAGCTGAACGCCACCTTGCATAGCAAGTCTCATAGCGTCTTGTGAGAATACTGCAAACTTAGTGTTTGTTAGGCCTGTGTTAGTATCATTTAATGCTGCTGAAACATAACAAGGAACACCTGCTAATGTACCAATGTAACCTGCTCTCATAGCTGCGTTCTGAATGTCTGCATTAGCAAATGCTGATGATCCAATTTCTTGCATGAAAGTTGAATAAGCTGCTGCTGAAATTACACAGTTAAGTGGTCCAGTTTCACCAAAACTAGTTACGCCGTTATCACCTTCACGGATTGTACCAATTGCTTTGTACAATTCATGCATTAGGTTAACACCTAAAGATTCTTGTGCTGTTAAGTTACCCATTGATGCTGACACCATTGCGTCTACTTTGGCAGAAATTGCATTACCCATTGTGCGTCCTAAATCAGCTGGATTTACGCCACCAATGTCACGCAAAACTGAGCGTGCTGCAATTAGTTCTAAGTCCATTGTTACTGCTGATGCACCTGGCTTAAGAACAGTTAAGTCTACGCCTGGATCTGCTTCAGCTGTAATTGACTGTGCGTCAACTGAATCTAGTTTTGCTACTTTAACTGAGTCTGAACCTGCTGGAACATTTACAGTTGGAATCAATACACCTGGAAGGTATAGTGAGTTTTCTTGTGCTGCAAAGATTGTTGCAGCTTGTGTTGGCACCATTAATTCCGGTAAAGAAAATCCTGATGCGTATTGGTTAGTTGTTGCCATAATATTTTATCCTTTTATATTATAAATCTTAAACCTTGCCTTGAGACTTCATCTTTTTATAGATTTCTCTATGCTCAGGCCTGT